TTCAATGGTTATGCACTGCTTATCGTCAATTAAACCGACGACAATGCCCACGTGTGAAATGCGATCAACGCCGTCATGTGGAAAGTCCATAAACGCTATGTATCCCAATTGCGGCATGTTTGACCAGCGGTTAATTTCCTTGAATTTATGCGCACCGATTGCAGTGCTAACGACTGAATGAATTTTGACGCCTGCCTGTGCTGCACACCAATTCACGAACGATCCGCACCATGGCAAACCGTCTGCCTTTGTGAATTTGCCGTATTTGGTAAGGTTATCGCCTTCCTCAATTGTGCCAATTTCAGCTGACGCGACTTCGATCAACCGCGCATTTGTGCCGTTTGGGTAAGTCATTGTTTCTCCTGTGGGTTAATTATTGCTTTTGTACCATTCCAGATAACTACGCCTTCGCATTGGAAATAATGAAATTTGCCCACAAAAGTTTTGCAAGGCACGTTTATCTCCAATTCATTAGCCAGTTTCTGCGAGATCATTTCAGTCCTTTTTTCGTTTGTTTCACTTACCACCCAAGGGGTTTCGGGCGTTGTCTTGTTGAAATTTAAATAAACAAATGACACTTACACCACTTCACCCGTTGACGGCAGTACAGGTTGAAATTCTTGCCCGTCCCATAGAAAACCAGGGTTTGCAAATTTGCCCCTAAATTTTCCGTTGTAAGAAGTCTGCACCCATTCGCCACCAAATAAATCTGCGCAGAAATCAGCACCGATTGACTCTTGTTCGATTCCGTTTTCGTCAAGCAAAACCTCGTTTGCAATGACTATGACTTCGGAAACGATACCGCTTTCGATTCTTGCAAAATGTGCCATTTCCTTATCCAATCACTACTACTACGAAACCCGAACCGCCTGTATTTGTTGAATTACCGTCAGCGGTTTGTGAACCACCTGAACCAGTATTTGCACCGCCTGAAGCATTTGGTGTGCCTATTGACGAAGCACCGTAACCGCCGCCTCCTGCTGCATAAGTAACGGACGATCCAGTTATTGAATTTGCTGAACCAGCACCGCCGTTGCCACCATTTGATGAACCCGCATTGCCACCAACCGCGCCAGCACCACCGCCGCCTCCAGTTGACGCCGCAGACATTGCATTTGTAAAACCTTGACCGCCGTTATTGCCTTGCGCACCTGAAAGTGCAGCCGATCTGGTCACTGATGTTGCCCTTGATCCACCTGAGGAACCGCCCGCAGTAAAAATAGCCCCGCCTTGTGTGTTTATGTCAACAAACCCACCTGCAAGCGCAACAATGTCTCCAAGTCTTGACGGATTACCTGAAGCACCATTGGTACTGCCTGCAAACCCAATTCCTGCGCCGATTGTTACGGTCAATGTTCCCGCTGGTAAAACGGCTGAAGTGTTGTAAATAAGCCCGCCTGCGCCATTGACTGCACCCCCACCAATTACCAGGTATTCACAAGTGCCGCCAACGCCAATTGTGATTGAACCTGAACCCGTGAATTTGTAAATTGTTTTTCCTGGGCGGCTTGATGTGTCAACGGTTGGTGATCCTGTTGTCCCTGTGACTGTTGCCTTTGGCATTCCGCCACCTGCTGAAAACGGAAAACCTGTCAATAATGGACTCATGCGAATTTCACCGCCCCGCCTGCTAACACTGTGAAAGTGGCATTTGCAGTTTTGATGATTATGAACGAATAAGAATCTATTGACGACGCATTTCCTGCCGCTGGTGCAGTACCACCTGACCATTTTGGGGTTACCGCACTGCTGTCAACCTGAAACGCAGTTGGATAATAAGCAGTCGTCCCGTTTGTATTTAAGAAAACGCAGCTGATTGAATCGCCAATGGCAAGGTTTGCGTTGACATTTGTGAAATTTAAAGTGAAGTTCGCAGTTGCATTTGATGTGTAATAAAGCACGCCTTGGGTCTGTGTATTAAACGCAATGGTTCCCGTTGCAGCGGTTGCAGAAATTGTCATTCTTTCAATTGGTGATTTCAAGGTTTTGGCTGACAATGTTTGGGCAGTAGTTAAATCAACAGTGACGGCAGTGTCAATTGCAAGCGTGACCGTACCTGAAGTGCCACCACCTGAAAGACCTGTCCCAGCAGTGACACCTGTGATGTCTCCAGGGTTTGCACTAGTCCAAACAAAATCCATGTCGGTGTTTGAATTTTTCGCAAGCACCTGACCAGTCGTGCCGCCCAATAGATCAGCCAATGAGGTTGCGACCGCTTGACCGAAAACTTCAAAATCGGCTGGCAAGTCCGTAACTAAATCAGTGGACGTTGGCATTTGCCACGAAAACGGGGTGGTCGGGTTACTCATTGGCTTTCCTTTCGTTAGGCAACAATTGTTGCATTTTCCCAGTCTAAAGTCGGCGACACGCTATTCCACGTTTCAGTGATCGGCACGTCGTTCCAACGCATTGCCTGCAATGAGTAGGCAAGCGGTGAAAGTAACAAGGTCACTGAAAGTTGATTGTATGCGGCTTGAAAAGACCAGCCTTCAACAAACCCCTGAAACGTACCTGACGCCATGTTTAACGGCAGATTGTTCAATGAGATTGCCTCACCCATGAAAATGCCGATTAGGTTGTCGCGGTCACTATTGTCTAATTCTGGGTTTGTCAGGTCGAATGTGATTTCGCTAAAAATTGGTTCAGGCTGTGCGCGCAGCGATAGGTAGAAATTTGCCTGTGCCAGCGCGTCAGCTGAATTGTGCAATGTTGTGGCAATGATCTGGGCAAGCGTTCCGTACGTTGCAATTGAAGCGGCGTCGCTTGCTGATTGTTCGCTGCTGCTGGTTGCGTCGTATTGAATCGTCACTGAATTGCGTACGTCGCCCACACGGGTTTCAATGCGAAGTCCAGCGGCACGGGCTTGGTTTGCGTCAAGGTCAACGTAACCATTTGCTGAAAGGTAAGTCGTGCGGTGCGTTGAATCGGCATAACCGATACGCCCTTGCGCGTCCTCGTAAATGTATCCAAGCCCCGAAGTCGCCAATGCTGAAACAAGCGAATAAACGTCTGTGCGGTTTGATGATCTAGCCGCCAATTCATAATTTCCAGGGGTGTCAATTTCGCCCACGCCATTGTTTTCAGCGTTTGCCCATGTTGTTGTCGCTGGGGTGTAAGTACCCCACGTGACTGCACCAGCAACCTCAGCCCAAGAATTATACAAAACCTCACGCAAAATGGTTTCAATTTGATTGCCGTCAAAATCTTTTGAAAGTACGCCGTGGGTCAAGGCTTTTGGTAAACGCGCCAATGCCCCTAGTGCTGTGATCGAATAGGTTTGCGTCAGCATTGTTGAACCAACGTCACGGACTTCCAACCCAATGTCCACAACGTTACCACCAAAAATCGGCACGAAAGTGTTTGAAGTCTTTTTGATTGAAACACCTATCGTTGAATTTATGTTGACGGGGATTGCTGTTTGATTGACGTCCAGCAGCTGAAGGTTGACGTAACCTGCTTGCGCTTGTTCATAAATGTTTGTTCGACCGCTTTGAATTGAAAGATTTGCCAAAACTGCGCTGGTGTATTCAACGCCGTCTATTTCAACCTTCCAAACGGGATTCCATTGCGTCATGCTGTGACCAGGTTACCCGCGCCGCCTGTACCGCGATAAAACGAATTGTTAAGCGTGTCCACAATTGTGCGGGCAGTGCCTTCCTTGTCTATCGCACCATTCACGGTCAGGTTGATCGTTGTGCCTGCTGAAGTCATGCTACCGCGATCACCACCTGACGCCGCCAAAATACCTGCAAGGGTTGTCGTGCTAACACCTGAAATACCTGAAGCACCCAAACCAGTGATTGCCGCTTGTGCGGTTGCTGCTGTTTTGCTGGCAGTTGATACGCCTTTACTGCTGCCGCCGCTTGTGCCACCCGTGAACGTGCTGGTTGTGATCTTGTTACCCGCACCACCACCGCCTGTGCCTGCTGTTTCGCCGCCTGTTGTAAAACTGCCGCCACCTGGCATTGTGCCGCTGAAACCTGAAGCACCTGGTGTTGCCACTGAAGTATCACCGATTTTTGGAATGAACGCAATGTCGGCACCTGGCTTGACTAAGTTGATTCCGCGAATGATTAGGTTGATTCCTTCAATGTACATGTTCAACAATGGTTTGATCGCTGACATTACTTTGCCAATGATGTTGATTGCAATGCTTGCAATTTTGCCAGCGTTTTCAAATGCGGTTCCAATTACTGTTCCAAGTATCGGGGCAACAAACGCAATGACTTCAGCAAATGATTCAAATTCATCTTTGTTGTTTTTGATTGCGGTTTTGACACGATCAAAAACACTTTTGATACCTTCAAAAATTGGTTGGACTGTTTGTTTAATTACTGCACCGACTTCACTGATTGTTTTGCCAAACCCGTCCGTACCGGTCAAACTGAACGCGTCGGTAAATGTTTGAATCGCTGGGAGTGCGTTTTGATTTATGAATGACAAGAATTTGTCAAGGATTGGCAATAGTGCAGTGCCTAACGTTTCCTTTGCTTCATCAAATGCAATTTGAACACGTGCAATTTTGCCTGCATAGGTATCTGCATTTGCAGCGGCTGCGCCACCAAATAATTCTGAAAGTTTTGTTTGCACCTGATCGAATGACATTGTTTTCAATTCAGCAGCTGATAAACCAATGCCCAGTTTGCCCAATGCTGCGGTGTTTCCGTCATAAGCCTTTGCAAGGCTGTTTGCGACGGCTTCGACTGGCTTGCCTGTTGCGGCAGCAACGTCAAGCGCAATTGCCAATAAGTCTTGTGCCTCACTAGTTGATTGCGTACTTCTCACCAAACGCGCTAGGGCTGGGCGAAGTTCGTCATCTGCAACACCCGTCGCCAATGACATTTGAAGGATTGACGCTTCAGTTGCCTTGATCTGTGCGTCTGTTGCACCCGTGGCATTTTCCAACGCCAACGCCAATTGCGTTTGTGCCTTTTCGTCCTCAATGGCAGCCTTTACTGCGTCGATACCAATTGCAATTGCAGCAGCCCCAGCGGCGGCAGCAGCAGCAGCGAAGGCTTTGCCGATTGCTAAACCAGCCTTGCCAACCTTGTCGCCAAATGTGTCAACGTCGCCACTGGCGGTTTTCAGTGATTTGTTAAGATTGTCAACGTCTCCAAGAATGGAAAGTTTAAGGGTACGACTGCCGCCTGCCACTAGTCGTACTCCTTCACTATCTTAGAAAATGCTTGTTCCCATTTCTTAACAATGTCAGGTTGAACGCTGCGAAGTGTTGGATAGATAAACCAACCCCGTGACCCGCGACCTTCACGCCCTGACCACACTGGGAATTGCTTGTATTTGTTCGATCCGAATTCATAACCGCCCCACAATTGCTGGGTTGTACCGCCGCCGCTTAATTTCTGCGACGCAAAACCAAATGACATTTCACCAATTTTTGATGACTTAGATACCTTTGAACCCTGGGCAATTTTGCTTGCGACCCGATTGGACGCGCCACCGCTTGCTGAAATGATTTTGCCGCGAACGTATTCGGCTAGTTCAGACGATTGTTCCTTTGCTTGTTTTGTGGCTTCCTCGTCCATTGCTTTAAAGGATTTAAGGATTGCGCGTAATTCAGCCTTGTCGTAACTGATTGCCTCAGTTGCCATTTGCGCGCCTTTCCAAGATTTCGATAACGGTCAGAATGTCCTCAGCGGTATCAAATTCATTTGGTGATAGCCCCGTTGCCAGGGCTATCTCCCAAACGATTCGACTTAGGCTTCCGACGGGATAACTTTTGGGTTTGCCTCACCGACTATCACTTCAGAAATGGTTTCTGTCCATGCTTCGATTGGCTTGACTGGTTTCCCAGCGGCTTCCCGTTTCATGGCGTGATAAGCAAGAAATACAAGATCAGAAATTCCGATCTTTTCCTGCGCCTGTGAAATTGTGTAACCCGAATGCTTTTCCCACTTCACCCATTCAGGCGGTGCTGCCGTGTAGGTGATCTGGTCGCCATTGTTGTATTCAATTGTTATTGGTAACTTCATTTTTGTCTCCCGATTGTTGTTTCTTAGCTGAATGTCTCAGTAGGTGTTCCCACTACGACAAATGATAGATCAACGGTCTGCGCGTCAGGTGCTGCCCCGCCGACTGCTGGGAATACTGGCATTACGTTAAACGCAAAAACTGCGCCAGTCACGGCAGTCAATGAAACTGCCAATGTTGTGTTTGGTGCTGTTTCGCATGCTGTCCATAGTGCT